TCTGCTTTACAAACACAAGTATCTTCAGAAGCAACCAAAACAGCTTTCTTGGTTGAGCTTAATTTATCATCTACTATCAGATTAACTGATTGGTATTCTAATGTAACTTATGATTCAAATACTTATGAAGCTGGTGGTTCTTTTTTATCAGTTAATACAACAACTGAAACAGGTCAATTACAAGTAAATGAAATTAATTTAGGTTTTTCAAATATAACAGATCAAGTCAGGTCTTTAGTTCAAGATGGTTCTTTTACAAATAAAACAGTAGATATTTATATTGCTTATTTTGATTCTAATGAAACGATTGTAGGTGCAATAAATTATTTTACAGGGCAAATTAGAAATGTTGCTATTGCAGAAAGCATTGATAATTCTACACTTAATATGACAGTTGCATCGCATTGGGCAAATTGGAATTTAACTAAAGGAAGACATTTTTCTGATGAATCGCAACAATCATTTAGTACAGGTGACAAAGGTATGGAATTTGCTACTCAGGTTAAAGAAGATGTAAGGTGGGGTAGATAATGTTAGATAAGGTTGTTCAGTTTTTTAAATGGGCTAAAGGTGTTTACGAAGGAAGCAAGGTATTACAAGCAATAACTACTATTGTAAATGTAGCAACCCTTGTAGTTGGAGTTAAAGGATTCTTACAAGCAAGACAAATGCTTGCCAAAGGCCAAGACATACTAGCTAATAAAACTTCTGCTGGTGGAAAAATTCCTGTTATATATGGTACTAGAAGAGTAGGCGCACAAGTTGTCTACATGGATGTATCTAACAATGATTCAAGACATCTATTCGTAGTCTATGCTTTATCAGTTGGTGAAGTAGATGAAATACTTGGCAAAACAATTCAATTAGACGGCAATCCTTTAACTGATTCTGCAAGATTTAGATATGGATGTTATGTTGGTTCAGATAATGACAGCTCATTAAATACAGTTTCTCAAATTGGTTCTACTATAAGTGCAGGTGCGGGTGGATTTGGTACTAGCTCAACATCAAGATATAGAATCACATTTAACTTACATCACGGAGCTGCAACTCAAACAGCCGATCCAATGCTTGTTGCTTCTATGCCTAATTGGACTTCAGCACATAAATTAAATGGTATTGCTTACATAGCAGCTCATTATAAATATGATAAAGAAGGAATGTTTGCTGGTGTTCCTCAATTAACAGTACAAGTCAGAGGTAAAAAAGTTTACGACCCTAGAGATTCAGGTCAAACATTTGGAAGTGTATCTACTTATGAATATTCAAGCAATCCTGCTTTATGTTTCTTGGACTTCATTACAAATAATGAGTACGGAAAAGGTTTAACTCAATCACAAATCAATATGTCAACCTTTAGCTCTGCTGCTAATGTTTGTGATACAGAGGTTGATAACCCATTTTTTGGTGGTGTATCTAAATCATTAACATGGAGTGGTAATAGTGGTGATGGCTTTATTACTATTGGCGGTTCAGATCCTAATAATGATTGGTGGCAAAATAAAATTGGTGAATTAATAGATATTTATGATAACAATGGTGATGGTGTTATTACAGGTAAAGAAATTACTGATATTCAAAGAGATGAATTTTTTGACCAAAATCCACTATACAGAGTTTATTTTAACGATACTTTAGGCACAAATTATTCTTCACAAAGCACTGGTTCATCTTTAGTAAAAATTAAAAGATTTCATTGTAATGGTTATTTAGATACTAATAAAAATGTAATGGATAATGCTAAAGAGCTTCTAGCTAATATGAGAGGTATCTTTTTATATATAGATGGCAAATATGAATTACAGATAGAAGATACAGGCTCATCATCATTTACTATTACTGATGACCATATTATAGCTGATGCTGGTATATCAGTTGATTATGGCAATAAAGATAAAAAAGCAAATAAAGTTATTGTTGAATTTTTTAATGCTAATAAAAGATATGAGTTAGATACAGCTACTGCTTTCCATGATGCTACTCCTGAATATTATTCAGATGATAATGATGAAATATTAGAAATAAAAGCTGAGTTTCCTTATGTAACTGATCCTTATATAGCTTACAACATGGCTAAAGCTATTCTTGTCAGAAGCAGAAAGCAAATGACTATACAGTTCTTAGGTACTCCTGAGATGTATAAGCTAAATGTAGGAGATATAGTTACACTAAATTATGTTGGTACTTTTGATACATCGCAAACTTGTAGAGTTGAAGCATTAGAATTACAGCCTAATGGCCTAGTTGCTGTTAGTTTAATAGAATACTTTGATGTATATACATGGGAAACTCCACCTGAAGAACCATTAGAAGAATTAGCTAACTTACCTTCTGCTTATGCAGTTAAACCTCCAGCTAATATTACTTTTACTGATTCAAGCTCTAGTTCAACAGGTAGACCTATTTTATCTTGGGATGCTCCTACTGATTATCCTGATTATGAATTTAGAGTTAATGTTGTAGATGATTCAGGCAATCAGCTAATGAATAGAATCGTAAATACAACATTTGCTGAACTTAACTTTACGCCTACAGGAAGTAATTATGTTGCAAGTATTACTTCATTAAATACTTTAGGAACTGAATCAGATCCTGAAACAGAAACTTTTTCAGTAAGTGATGAGCCAGTAGGATTAGGTGATATAAGAGCTGATGCTGTAACTGCAAATACTATAGACGTTAATGAATTATCTGCTATTTCTGCTGATATGGGTTCAATTACAGCAGGTAGTATTGATATAGGTTCAGGTAACTTTACTGTTTCAACAGCAGGGTTTATGGCTGCAACTGGTGCTACTATTTCAGGTAACTTAACAGCTACATCTTTAAATGTAACTGATGCAACTGTAACAGGCACTTTAGATGCAAGTGTTATTACACTTAATAATGAGCCTTTAGATAATGTTCTTACTTATTCAGAAACAGGTGGTATAGGTTTATTAACATTAAATGAAGGTGCTGCTATTGATGGTGATTTTGTTGTTGATGGTAATTTTGAAGCAACAGGACTAACTCCTGATTTAATTGTTGGTAAAGTAACTGGAATATCAAGTGATACTACACAAGCAGATGCAATTTTAAGAAGTTCAACAGGTAGTGGTTCTTTTAAAATACAAGCTGGTCAATCTAATACAACTGTTGTTTCACTAGCTTATGATGCTCTTGGTGGTACAACTTTATTAGGTGATACTGGAGCAGGCGGTTCTACTGGAAAAGTAAGAATTAATGTAGATGGTTCTTTAGGTATGGAATTTAATGAATCAAGAAATGCTACATTTGCAGATGAAGTAAAAGCAAATGCCTTAGAATTACCCTCTAATACTCCGTCTACTACAACAAATAAATTATATAACTCTAGCGGAACTTTATACTTTAATGGTTCTGCTTTAGGTACAGGCTCAGGAGATATAACAGGTGTAACTATAACTACTACAGGTGGTAGTTTAACTGGTGGTGCTAACTTTACTTCAGGTGATGCTAGTTTTACTTTGGCATTAGCTTCAAGTATTGATGGTGCAAAAACCTTTACAAACAACGTAGTCATTCAAGGTAATCTTGATGTACAAGGTACAACCACAACTATTGATACTACGAACCTAGATGTAAAAGATAAAAACATTACTCTTAACTATGGAACTGGTGATACTTCTGCTAATGCAAACGGAGCAGGTATTACTATTCAAGATGCTGTAAGTGCAGGTAATGATGCAACTCTTACTTGGAATACAAGTAATGATAGTTTTAATTTTTCTCATACAGTAGGTATAACAGGTGATTTATTAATACAAGAAGCAGGAGGTTACCCAAGAATAACATTACAGGATTTAGACGGAACTAATACAAGGTCTTTTATAAATCATTCAGGTGCAGATTTATCATTAACTGCACAAAACAACACTGCAAATGGAAGAATAGTATTTGGAAGATATAACGGAACTACTACTTTAACTTCGGGTTATTTTGATGCAAACGGTAAACTTTTTGCGAATAATAGTTTAGACGTAACAGGCAATATAGTAGTATCAGGAACAGTTGATGGTAGAGATATTGCTACAGACGGAACTAAGCTAGATGGAATAGAAGCAGGTGCAACTACAGACCAAACACAAGCAGAAATAAATGCACTAGGCATCACTGCAATAGGTTTATCAGGTACTCCGAATATTACTGTTGGAACTATCTCTAGCGGTGCTATAAATTCAAGTAACATTAATATAAATGCTTCAGGAACAGCAGAAAGATATTTACAAATTGGTAATAATACAACAGCAAATCATTATGCTTATATAGATTTAATTGGTGATACAACTTATACAGATTATGCATTACGACTTATAAGAGGTAATGGCGGTGCAAATAGTGGTTCACAATTAATACATAGAGGTACAGGTAATCTTGATATACAAGCAACAGATTCAGCTTCTATTAGACTTAGAACTGCATCATTAGATGCTTTAACATTAGACTCATCACAAAACGCTACCTTTACAGGAACTATCTCT